GTGGCCGGCCTGGCCGCGCGCCGCAAGGGGAACATGGGCGCCTGGCCGCACCCGGCCGTCTATTGGGCGGCCGCCGGCATCGGTGGTGATCTGCTGTCGCAGGGCTGGCAGGCGATGCGCGGTCGCTGGGAAGTCGCGTACCGCGCCCAGTTGGCGCGCCCATCCTGGGAGCCGATCCCGGCGCCCGCCGAGCCCCTGCCTGCGCCCGGCAGCACGATCACGACGAAGCAGGAGGGCGTGCAGCAGGCGCAGCTGTTGGCCGATCGCATGACCAGGGGTCCCCAGGGCAACCAGCGCGAATGGGCCAGGCAGATCCTCAAGGATCAATCCCGCCCGGGCGGGCGGCGCCGCCCTCAGGCTGTAGTCGACATGGCGCGCCGGGCAGCGGGCATCGATGCCGAGGAGGTTGCATGAACCAGATCCTCACCTATGTGCAAGCGCAGGCCGTGGGCGCGGCTTTCAGCGCAGCCGCAGTGGCCGGGGGCCGCGTTACGCGGATCACCTTCATGCAAGACGACGGGCGCCGCATCAAGGTCAGCGTGCTGCGTGATGGGGTTTTCCTGGTGCTGCGAATTGACGAGCGCGGCACCGTCACGGCTCACCGCCGTTATGACGGCCTGGCTGATTTTGCCGATGCCCACCGAGAAGCGACATGACCGTCCAGTGCATCGCGTGCCGGCATTTCGACCTGCGCAAAGCGGAGGGCCTGGACAGTCAGGGTTATGGCAACTGCGCATTCGAGCGCAGGTCCACCTTCGAGAGCGCGACGTTTCCGCGGTACTGCGCTCAGTTCCGCGCCACCGACACGGACATCGAACAGCGCCGCCGGCAGTGGCTGGCGGCGAAGCAGGAAAAATTTAATCAGGCTATCGAGGGAACCAATGGCAGCTAACACAATGATCAAAGGCGGCCGCGCCGCCCATCAAGCACACCTGGTGCCGGCGCCGACGTTCGACAGGTACACGGCGGAGTGGAAACCGCGGCCGCACCTGCGGCAAGCGGAACTGGACCGTCTGCCCGCGCCGATCTCGATGACCGGCAAAATCGGCGCCGAAGGCCGCCAAGACTTCTGGCGGGGGTGGTGATGCAAGATCGTCTGATAGGAGAAGACGCCATGTTTCAAACGGCTCACCAGGCGCTGATGTTCGCCTTCAACTTCTCGGCGGGCACGGTAGATCGGCCGCTGACCTCCAGGATGGCGGACAAATACCGGCCGACCGGCCGGGGCTTGGCTGGCAACGACGGCGCCGCCCAGGCCGGCCTGATCCTGCAGCCGATCAAGGAGCGGTTGTCCGGGCTGCATCAGGCGATCTTGTATGCGCGCTTCGCGCCTCGGGAAGAGCCGTGCCCGTGCTGCAACCACCCGCGCATGCGCGACGAGTGGATGGCGTCGATCCGCGTGATTTCGGATGCGGCCGTGGCCAGTGCGCTGACCGGGCACCTGACGGCCCGGGTGCTGCGCGACGGGCTGGTGGCGCGCTATTTCGGCCAGAAGATCCACCTGCAGGAGTTGGCGGCCAAAGCGGGCGTGAACCGGGACACGGCCAGCAGCCACAACAGCATGATCGTAAAATGGCTGCGCGGGACTCGGGCAAAGGTTCGGGGCGGCGATCTGGTGAAGGAGGGGGCGATGGGTGAAGAGCAGCGTGCTTTGGATGCTGCCGAGGCGGTGCTCAGGGATGAGGCCATATGAACCACGCGACACTTTGGGCTACGGCCGTGATGTTCTTGGTGTTTTCGATTGTTATGCTGGGTGTCTCATCGTGGGCGCGGACATCGGGGCGGCGTGTTCTTGCTGTGCGCTTGTTCGCCTTTGCCTGCGGTCTGATGGTGTCCGCCGTTGTATTCGGCTTGATGTCAAAATCATGAAATCCGTGCATTTATACATAACCGCGGCGACAAAGGCTCGTTGGGTTCGTGCCAGCCAGTCCGCAGGCATGCGACTCACAGACTGGATAGTCCACGCCGTAGAAGCGCAGATGTCGCAGCAACTGGCACGGATTTTGGTGCCTGACGATGTGGATTTCGCTGATCTCCATCTGGTGCGCAACGCCGATGGCGCCGTGAGTTTCGATTGGGCGCCTATCGAGCGCATCTGTGAGGCAAGCGGCCTTTCGGTTGATGTCCTCAAGGGCGGTCCAGTGGATAACGTGGTCGAGCTGATCACAGGCTGGTACGGTGAGCATCGCAGGCACGGCGGAGCATCGGACGCTACCGCCGAAGGCTGGCTGGCGGAGGCTAAAAAGGACGCCGAAACTTGACTTTTCCTCCAGATTTGCGGAAAATCTGCCTCATTCACTTACTGGTGGATGTTGCGTCCAGACAGAGCCCCGACACCGTTCGGGGCTTTTTGTTGGACATTTGATGGGCCCCGGTTGCGGAGACGCGCCGGGGCCTTTTCGCTTCCTGCACGTGCGCGTGGATTGAAACCGACTCCCATCTCCCCATGATCAACATCTCAGACTATCCGGCAGGCGCCGCCCTGGCACTCGAGCTCATGTCTCGGCACAGGACGATCCTGCAGGACGCACTGGCGCCGCTGAAATCTGGCGGGTATTCGGCATGGCCGGAACCCATCAACCTCGGCGGCTGGAGCGTGCATGGCCTGAAGTGGCAGGGCAAGATGCTCGACGGCTGGGACCGCCACAGCGCGGGCCGGCTGGCGGCCATCTGCCCGATGATCGTGAACTGCGGGTACTCTCTGATGGAGCCCGGCGCGGAGATTGCCCCTCATGTCGGCTACACCGACCGGGTACTGCGCATGCACCTGGGTCTATCGGTCCCGGAGGGCGACTGCGCTATCGTCATCGACGGTCAGACCTGCAAGTGGGAGACCGGGCGCGTGCTCATGTTCGATGACACGCTGCGGCATAGCGCCCACAACCGCACCGGCGAGCCTCGTCTGATCCTGCTGCTGGATCTGGACAAGGCGATGGTCGCCGAGGTGCAGGCGTAGGATCATGGCCACGAAGAAACCTCAACCAGCCGCCAGCAAGAAGGCGTCAGCACCTGCGCGCAACGTGTCGCGTCCGCTGAGCGCCTTGGAGCGTCGGTTTGTGGAGGAATATCTGGTCGATTTGAATGGCGCCAGAGCTGCAATCAGGGCTGGATACAGCGAGAAAGGAGCGGCCGCTGCTGCGTCGAGGCTGTTAACGCGCGTCAACATCCATTCGGCGATTTCCGCTGGGATGGCGGCGCGCTCGCAGCGCACGAAGATTACCCAGGACATGGTGTTGGAAGAGCTGGCCAAGTTGGCATTCAGCGATCCACGTGCATTCTTCCGTGAGGATGGCACGCTGAAGCACCCCCAGGAACTGGATGATCGATCGGCGGCGGCTCTGGCGCAGTTCGAGGTCCGCGAGGAATTCGAGCGTGAAGATCCGGACGAAGTTGCTGAAGCCCAGCCCCATGGCGGTGAACTGCGGCGCCAGTATGGCCGCAAACGCCTGGCCGGCTTCACCACGAAGGTGAAGTGGGCCGACAAGCGGGCGGCGCTGGTGGACATTGGCAAGCACCTGGGCATGTTCATCGACCGCAAGGAAATCCGGATGGGCGAACTCGAACGCGCAAGCGATGCCGAGTTGGCCCAGAAGACGCTTGCGGCCGCCCAGCAGGTGGCGGAACTTGAAGGCGTGCCCGTCGAGACGGTGTTGCAGCAAGTACAGGACGCCGCCAGCAGTACGGTACACTGACGCGCCGTCATGCTTGTCCAGAATCCCCGCCTGGTTCTCGCCCAGGCGCTGATGGAGCGTGCGCGCCGGGCACGTCAGAACCGGCTGAAGTATTACCGGCCCTACGAGAAGCAGCGCGAATTCCACGCGGCGGGCAAGTCCTTCCGGGAGCGGTTGTTCTCGGCGGGCAACCAGCTGGGCAAGGCGCTGCGCAACGGCACGCCGGTTCTGACGCCCAGCGGCTGGGTGCCAATCGAGGCGCTGCGCATCGGTGACCAGGTCATCGCTGGCGACGGCTCGATCACGACCGTGACGGGTGTCTTTCCGCAGGGCGTGAAGGCACTTTACCGGCTGACGTTCGACTACGGCGAGACCATCGAGTGCTGCGGCGAGCATCTTTGGATGTATCAGCACCCGGCGGCGCGGTATCCGACTCGCCATAGCCATGGTCAGGCGCAAGGCAATCCGCGCTTTGGGGCATGGTCGGTCGGTGATACCAGCGAGATCCTGGCGATCGACGGCGGGAATCCGCGGCCGCGCCGCAGGGTTCTGACGCCGGCCGTTGATCCCGTACGGTTTGACGCCGCCCGGGTGCCGTTGGACGGCTACCTGGTTGGTGTGTTGATCGGCGACGGCTGCCTGGCCGAGGGCGGTGTCTCGTACAGCAAACCCGACGCAGACCTGCGCGCCATGGTCGAGCAAGCCCTGCCGGCTGGCGCGCATCTGCACAGCGCGGGCATCACTCATCGGATCGTCGGCGAACCTGGCCGGCGCCCTGACGGGATGCCGGGCAGCATCAACCCCGTCCTGGATGCTCTTCGTGAAATGGGCCTGGCCGGGCTGAAGTCGCATGAACGGTTTGTCCCGGCCGCCTATCTGCTGAACGACGCCGCGACGCGGCTGGCGGTGTTGCAGGGGCTGTTCGATACCGACGGCAGTGCAGACCGCAATGGCACCATCGAATACAGCACGACCTCGGAGCGGTTGTGCGATGACGTGCTGTTCCTGCTGCGCAGTTTGGGTGTGAAGGCGCGTGCCGTGCGCCGGGTGACCGGATACACACACAACGGGGAGCGCCGGACAGGCCGGCCGTCGTGGCGTGTGCACGTGCGGGCACCGGGTTTCCCGCTGTTCAGGATGCGGCGCAAGCAGGATCGCGTGGTTCCCGCCGGCAATACCCGGCACCACGTGCTGCGGACCATCGAGGCAGTCGGCGACGGCGAGTGCACGTGCATATCGGTGGCGCACCCGAGCCGGACCTACGTGACGGACCATTTCATCGTCACGCATAACACCTGGGCGGGTTCGTTCGAGACGGCGATGCACCTGACTGGCCGCTATCCGGACTGGTGGGAAGGCAAGACGTTCGACCGGCCCACAGCGGGATGGGCGGCATCGGTATCGGCGGCGTCGACGCGCGACGGTGTGCAGCGGCTGCTGTTCGGCCGACCCGGCATTGACTCGGAACTGGGCACGGCAGCGATCCCGCGTGACGCGATCAAGGAACTGTCGCCGCTGTCGGGCGTTGCGAACGCCTACGCGCTGGCCGTGATCCGTCACGGCGGTGGCGGCGACGTGCAGGCCGGGGAATCGGTCCTAGGCTTTCGGAACTACGAGCAGGGCCGGTCAAAATTTCAGGTCGAGACCCTGGACTTCGTGTGGCTTGACGAGGAGCCGCCGCACGAGATCTACATGGAGGCGTTGACCCGCACCAACACGACGCTCGGCCCCGTCTACATGACGTTCACGCCGCTGATGGGCATGAGCGAGACGGTCATGCGGTTCCTCATCGACAAGCACGATGGGACCACAGTGGTGTTCATGGGCGTCTACGACGCCGGGCACTACACCCGGGAGCAGGCCGACGCGATCGTCGCCAGCTACCCGGAACACGAACGCGAGGCCCGCGCCTTCGGCAAGCCGGTGCTGGGCAGCGGCGCGGTGTATCCAGTCAAGGAGTCGGACATCACGATCCCGGGGTTTAGCATCCCGGACTCGTGGCCGCGCATTGCCGGTATGGACCTGGGTTGGGACCACCCCACCGCGGCGGTCTGGATGGCACACAACCGGGACACCGACGTCGTGTACGTGTACGACGTGTACAAGCGCTCGAAGCAAGTCCCGGCCGTGCACGCCAGCGCAATCAAGGCCCGGGGAGCGTGGATCCCGATGGCCTGGCCCTCGGACGCGCTGCAGACCCAGAAGGACAGCGGCAAGCCCATGCGCGACGAATACCGGCGCGAGGGCGTGAACATGCTGTCGGAACGAGCCCAGTTCGAGGACGGCAGCGTGGGCGTTGAGCCGGGCCTGCAGATCATCCTGGCCCGGATGCAGACGGGCCGGTTCAAGGTATTCGAGGGCCTGGAAGACTGGTTCGCTGAGTACCGGGTCTACCACCGGAAAGATGGCGTCGTCGTGAAACTGATGGACGACGCGATGGATGCGACGCGGTACGGCGTGATGAGCCTGCGGTTCGCACAGGTGCCGACGGTCGGCGAGTTCAAACCCTATCGGGAAAATTGGCGCGGATGATGACTACTGCAGTGACTGGATTCGACCTGCTCGGAGACGAGCGCGCCGATACGGTCTCGCATGCCCACGACAAGGCGCACCCCGAGCCCGGCATGCTGACCGTCACACAGTTGGAGCGCTGGCTGTCGGAGATCCGTGACCAGCCGGCCTGGCGCCGCGAGGCGGACAAGTGCGCCGACTACTACGACGGCAACCAACTCGACCCCGACACGCTGCAGCGCCTGAGCGACAAGGGCCTGGGCCCGCTGATCACCAACCTGATCGCGCCCACGGTCAATGCCGTGCTGGGCATGGAAGCCAAGACAAGGACCGACTGGACGGTATCGGCTGACGATGACCGGTGGGGCGACGTCGCCGACGCCCTGGGCGCAAAGCTCCACGAGGCCGAACGCGAGAGCCACGCGGATAGGGCCAACTCCGACGCCTACGCGGGCACGATCAAGAGCGGTTTTGCTGCGGTCGAGGTTTCGCGCAACAACAACCCCTTCGAATATCCGTACCGTGTGGAAGCGATCCACCGATCCGAGATGTTCTGGGACTGGCGCAGCCGCAAGCCGGACTGGTCGGACGCCCGCTATGTGGTGCGCCGTAAGCGCTATGACGCCGATCACCTAGCCGCCTGGTTCCCGCAGCATGCCGATGCGATCCGGGCGGCCGGCAACTGGACGGACTGGTCGGACTATCTGACGCTCGATAACCGGATGAGCGCCGATCTGCGGCACTCCATCGAGCAGGGCATCCGGACATCCTGGGACGATTTGGAATGGCGCGACACCACACGCCAGCAGGTGACGTGCTTCGAGGTCTGGTACCGAGTGTGGGTGCGCGGCCTGGTCATGAGTTTGCCCGGCGGCCGCGTGCTCGAGTTCTGCGAGAGCAACCCGTACCATCGGGCCGTCGTGGCCTCCGGCGCTGTGCAGCCGCGCGTGGCGGTCTACGACAAGCTGCGCGTGGCGTTCTACTGCGGCCCGATCCGGCTGCTGGACCGCGCGACGAACAAGCGCCGGTTCCCGTATATCCCGTTCTTTGGCTACCGCGAGGACCTGACCGGCGTGCCGTACGGCCTGATCCGCACGATGCTGAGCCCGCAGGACGAGGTCAACGCCCGCACGGCCAAGATGATGTGGTTGCTCAATTCACGGCGGGTTTTCATCGACCGAGACGCCGTGGACGCGCAGTACAACACGCTTTCGGACGTGAGCCGCGAAGTCGCGCGGGCCGACGCGTTCATCGTCACCAACCCCAGCCGCACGGGCGGCGCCAACGCCATCCGGGTCGATGACAACATGGCGCTGTCGGCGCAGCAGTTCAGCGTCATGCAGGAGCGCAAGCAGGCGATCCAGGAAGCGGCGGGCGTGTATTCGGCGTTGATGGGTCAGAACAGCAACGCATCCAGCGGCACGGCGATCCAGTCCCTGGTAGAGCAGGGCGTCACAACCCTAGCCGAGATCAACGACAACTACCGCGAATCGCGCCGCCTGGTCGGCCAGGCCCTGCTGGAGCTTGTCAAAGAAGACCTGACTGGCCAGCAGGAGATCATGATCGATAACGGCACGGTGAAGCGGCGGGTGATGGTGAACATCCCGGCGCGTAGCGATGCCACCGGCCAGGAGTACCGCGAGAACGACGTCCAGGTGGCGCCCGTCAAGGTGGCCCTGGCCGACGTCCCCAGCACGCCATCCTATCGCCAGCAGCAGTTCGGCCAGTTCGCCGAGATCCTGAAATCCATGCCGCCGCAGTACCAGGCGCTGCTGGTGCCCTTCGCGCTGGAGATGTCGGACTTCAGCAAGCGCAAGGAGATGGCTGAGTTTCTGCGCAAGCAACTGGGCATCCAGGCCGACCCGAATAGCCCCGAGGCGCAGCAGGCCGAGCAGCAGGCCAAACAAACCCAGGCCGTTGCGAACGAGCTGCAGATGGCCGACGCGAAGTCCAAGATCGACGAGCGCGTGGCCAAGACCGAGAAGACTCGTGCCGAAACTTCCCAGATTCAGGCCGAGGCCGGCGCGCCCGCAGCCGACCCGCAGGCTGATACCGCTAAGCAGGAAGTCCAGCATCTGCTCGAGCAGGTCCAACGCCTGCAGCAGCAGCTGGCCAGCCGTGACGCCGACAACCGCGCGCGCCTGCAGCAGACCGCCATGCACGAGAACGCCGAGACCGAGCGCACGTTGATGCGCCTGCAGGCCAGGCCGGCCGCGCCGCAGGGCGCGCCAGCCACATAGCACCGATTTTCCCAGGCCAGGGATACGGCCACCACGCGCCCCGAGTGAGCAATCGCCCGGGGCTTTTTTGCATTCGGACCTATCCGACAACTAGGAGCACGAGGAAATGAGCACGGAACAGACCACGGACACCCCCGCATTCGACATGGATGCGTACCTGAAGGACCCCCTGAACGCACCCGCACCCGCGGGCGCTGATCTGGAGGCGCTGGCCGCCGGCGACACGTCGCAGGCCGCCCAGCCCGAGCAGCAGATCGAAGGCGAACAGGGAACCGAAGCCACCGCGAATGAACAGGGCGAGAAGCACGGTGATGCGCCCGGCACCGGCACGGAGACGACGGAGCAGGACAAGGGGAAGGATGCCGCCGCTGCGGCCGAAGGCGAGGGCGCAAAACCCGCCACCGCCGAAGGACAGCAGCAGGAGCAGCAGCCGGCCGGGGTCGCAAGCAAGGATGGCAAGCACGTCATTCCCTACGAGGAACTGCGGGCTACGCGTGAACGGGCGGCCCGGGCGGAAATCATGGTGCAGGAGCTGACGGGGAAACTCGAAGCGCTGACCAACGAGATCCAGACCGGCAATGCCAGCAAGACGCGTGACATCGCGGACATCGTGGACGAATCGGCGCTGGCGACCCTGCGGGAGGAATCCCCAGAGATCGCGGGCGTCATCGACAAGCTGATCGAGCGCAACCAGCAACTGGCCGAGCAGGCGCAATCCGCGCATGCGGCCACGGCTGATACCGAGCGCGAGACCCGTGTCCAGGCGGTTATATCCGTCGAAGACGCGATCAATGCCGTCCCCAAGCTCGCGCACGTTCGTGCCACTGACCCCGACACGTTCATGGCGATCGCCGCGCTCGACACGACCCTCGGAAAGATGGCCACCTGGAAGGACCGGCCGCTGTCCGATCGCTTCGAGGCCGCGGTGCGCATGTACGAGGCCGCGAACGGCGATATCGAGCTGCCCGGGCAAAAGGCGAAAACCGAACCGCCCGCCCAGCAGCTGTCAGCCGATACCGACGCGCGCGTGAAGGCGGCCCTGGCGAAAGCCGACGCCGCTTCCAGCGGTCCCTCCACGCTTTCCGATATCCCTGGCGGCCAGCCGGCCGCTGAATCCCTTCAGGACGCTCTGACGTCGTTGTCCTCGACCGCCCTCACCGAGCGGTTCATGACCATGTCGCCCGAGCAGATCGAGGCGGAGCTGGCACGCCTCTCGTAATTACGGAGGTAACACCCCATGGCTGGTACGCAAATCCCGGTCGGCTCGACCCTGGCCCGCAAGGTCTTCGGCGCCGCACTGTTCGCCAACACCCAGCGGCAACCGTCGCTGTCCAACAATCTCACCGGCCCCGCGCCGAAGCAATCCGGCGCCGAAGCCAAGCTGAAAGGCCAGACCTCGCCGGACATGCCCATCGTGCGGGTCACCGACCTGTCCAAGTCGCAGGGCGACATGGTCTCGGTCGACCTGATCAACCAGACCGGCGGTAAACCCATCATGGGTGACCGGATGGCCGAGGGCAAGGGCGAACGCCTGGACATGTCGTCCATGGACATTCGCATCGACCTGACCACCAAGGTGGTGGACGCCGGCGGCAAGATGACCCAGCAGCGCACGGTCCACGGCCTGCGCGGCCTGGCCATGGCGAACCTGCAGGGCTGGTTCAAGCGGTTCCATGACCAGTCGAGCATCGTGCATCTGGCCGGTGCGCGCGGCAACCAGGTCGGCACCGACTGGGTGGTGCCCCTGCCCAGCGATCCCGACTACGGCGAGATCATGGTCAACACGGTCAAGGCGCCGACCTACAACCGCCACTACGTGGCCGACGGCTCGTCCCTGGTTCAAGGCGGCCAGGCCCTGGCATCGATCGACAGCACGGACATCTTCAAGCTCGAGCACATCGACATCCTGGGCGCCATCATCGACGACATGGAGTTCAAGCTGCAGCCGATCAAGCTGCCGGGCGACCAGGCTGCCGACGACTCGCCGCTGTACCTGCTGCTGGTCACCAACCGCCAGTGGCAGTCGGTGCTGACCAACGCCGGCGGCAATGGCTCGCTGACCTGGCGCACGTTCCTGCAAAACGCCTGGAACCGTGCGACCTCGTTCGAGGGCGGCAAGCGCCACCCGCTGTTCACGGGCGAGGCCGGTGTCTGGCACAACATCCTGGTGCGCAAGACCGACCGGGCCATCCGGTTCGCCGCGGGCGATTCCGTCAAGTACTGCACCGAGGCAGGCCAGTCCACGGCGGCGGAATCCTCCGTCACGGTCAACAGCCTGTCGGCGGGCTATCAGATCGACCGCGCCATGCTGCTGGGCGCCCAGGCCCTGGCCCACGTGTACGGCAAGAACCAGGGCAGCGACACCTACGCCAACTGGATGGAGCGTCGCTACAACTTCGAGCGCAACCTGGAGGTCGCCGGCGAAGTGATGGGCGGCAAGGCCAAGCTGCGTTTCGATGTGCCCGACAGCCACGGCAGCAAGATCCCCACGGATCACGGCGTGGTCGTGCTGGACACGGCCGTCAACCTCAACAACGGCAGCTGATGTAGGGGCCCGCCTGACGGTGGGCCTTTCTCAACTTCCGTCATCACATCAAGGAGTTCTCCATGGGAAGCCTCTACGCACCCGACTTCAATACCAAGCTGTTGCATATGGCCGCGGCCGGCAATGCCTGGTCCGAAGACTACTCGGCGACCGCCGCCCCCGAAAACGGCGACAAGTTCTACCTGGGCGTCATCCCCGCAGGGGTCCGCGTCTACGAAGTCCGTCTCAAGCACGGTGCGGCCGGCGCCAGCGCCACGGCCAAGCTCGGCTTCGAGCCCTTCGACGGCGACGATCCGACAGCCGATGACGATTACTGGCTCGCCGCCACCACGTCTGTGGCGGCCGCCGGTGTCGAGCGATCCAGCGCCGCGGCCGTCACCTTCAACCGTCCCGTCAAGCTGGTCCTGACCGCTGGCGGTGCTGATCACGCCTCCGGCACCTACGAGGTCGTCGTGGTTGGCAAGACGGTCGGCGCGCCGTAATCGGTGTCTCCTCAAGGCTGCGCAAGCGGCCTACTCGGGGCCGGGCTGATGCTCGGCCCCATCTTTTTTCAAGGAAGCGATATGGACAGTCAACAAGGGTTGGTGTCGCTGGGCGGGGTGCCGATTCAGTACGTCGGCAAGAAGGCCCAGAAGACCGACAACGTGGCGGGCACGGGACTGACGTGGACGCCGGGGCAGGTGCACATCGTGCCGCCGCTCGTCGCGCAGAAGCTGGCGCGCTTCGCGGACATCTGGCGCGAGGTGGACCCGGGCACGGTGGATGACGATCCCTCAAGCGTGGGGATGGTCGTCACCGATCTGAGCGCGGCCAACAGCGGTCTGGCGGGCAGCAAGCCGACCGCGCCTGCCGGCCAGCCGCCCAAGGGCGAGGGCGAAGAGAAGACCTTCGATCTGCCGAACCTTCAGGGTATGACGAAGGCTGACCTGCAGACCTACTCTGCCAGCCAGTTCAACCATCAGCTCGACGCCAGCATGAAGAAGGAGGACATGATCCAGCAGATCGTGTCCCTGGCCAACAGCGGTCTGGCGGGCGCGCAGTAGTATGACCGCGGCCTTGGCGGACTTCGAGCGGTTCGTGTTGCCGTTCTGTGTGGGCGCGCCTATGCCTGCCGTCCATGATGCGGTGCTGGACGCCGCCATCGAGTTCTGCACCAAGACCCGGGCGGCGCGCGACTTCGCCGACACGATCATGACCCAACCCGGCGTGCCGGAGATGGAGATCGACGCGCCGGACGGCGACTCGCAGGTGGTCGAGGTCTTGGCGGCGTGGTTGCCTGGCCGGCAGGTCGATCCGGCGACGCGCCCCGATCTGGATGCCGTGTACCCGGCGGGCTGGGCCGACCTGACCGCGGGATCGGCGGCCGAGGTTCAGCGGTACTACTGCCGCGTGCCGAGCGTCATCCGGCTGGTGCCGGCGCTGACCGTCGCCGTGCCCCTGCGCCTGGAGATTGCCGTCGCGCCGACGCGGGATGCAACCGCACTCCCTGACATCCTGCTGTCCCGGTATGCCGAGCAGATCCGCGACGGCGCGCTGGCGCGCCTGCACCAGCAGGCGGCGCCGTACGCGGATCCGCAACGCGCCGTGCTGTACGGCCAGCTCTTCGACCACCACTGCGCAATGCTTGCCGACGACTCGCAGCATGGGTTTGCCCATCAGCCGCTGCGTACCGGCCGGGATGAATTCTGATGGGCACCGTCACCAATCTGGATGATCGCCGTCCGCACATCACCATCACCACGCTGGACGGAAACGCCCACGTCGTTCCGGTCGCGTACTTCGTGGATGTGGCCAAAGGCGTCCAGTCCATTGATTCACTGGATGACCGGGACGCCATCCTGCGCGTTGTCGTGGCTGAGTGGCTGGAACACATCGGCGCCGCCGAATACGGCGCGCTGCGCGAGATTGAGGGCTGACCATGCAAGCCAAGGACGTCATCGAGCGCGCGCGGATCATCCTGCAGGACGCCGACGCCAACTACTGGACGGACGACGAACTGCCCAAGTGGCTGACCGACGGGCGCATGGACGCCTACCGGCTGCGGCCCGACCTCTACGAGAAGGCGGCGGCCGTGACGCTGGTGGATGGCCCCCTGCAGGAGCTGCCCGACGGGTCCCGCCGACTGTTCGATGTCAGCCAGAACGTCTCGCACCCCAAGCAGCGGCGCATCACTGTTGTCGATGACGGCGCCCTGTCGGCGAGCCGGCCCGCATGGCGCAGCGGCTCGAGGTCGGCTGAGATCATCCACTACCTCTACAACGCGCTGCGTGGCGGCGTCTACGAGGTCTACCCGCCGGCACGCGCCGGCGTCCAGGTCCGGATCAGCTACGCAGCTCCGCCCGAGGCCATCGAGACCTCCGACAGCGAAGTCGAGCTCGCCGAGGAAGGCGAGCACGCCGCGGAGCTCGTCGACTTCATCCTGTACCGGGCCTTCCTCAAAGAAGCCGATACGGTCCCGGCCTTTCAGGCCCGGGCCGCCCAGCACTACGCGGCATTCCAAAGCGCCCTGACCGGCACCACCACCAGTCCCAACCAAAGCTAACCCTCACGAGGAACCGTCCATGTCCAAGTCCGATGCTTTTGAAACCGACCTCTTGAAACTGATCTTCAACGGCGTCGCCATCGCCAACCTCGCTGATAACGCGGCGTCTGGCCCGTTGACCAAACTGTACCTGGCGCTGCATACCGGCGACCCGGGCGAGGCCGGCAATCAGTCCACCTCCGAGGTGAATTACACCGGCTACGCTCGCGTGGCCGTGGATCGCACGTCGTCTGGTTGGGCAGTGACGGGCAACTCGGTCAGTCCTGTCGCCCCGATTGAGTTCGGCGAGATGACTGCCGGCACCCCGGGAACGGCGACTTACGCCTCTGTCGGCACGGCCGCGAGCGGTGCTGGGAAAATCTTGTACAGGGGAGCTCTGAATCCTACGATCCCGTACAACATCGGGGTGGTGCCGCGACTGCGCACAACTAGCGCGATCACCGAGGACTAAGGGATGCTGGCCCAGGCTGAGTTCGCGCTGGGCGAGTTCGCAACCTTCGAGCTTGCGAAGGAATCTCGCGCCTACGCCGTCCCAGCGGATCTTGCCGCCCATGGCACGGCGACCGCTGCCCCTGCTGGCTCGTCGACGCTCGTGTCCTCAGGCGCCCTGACCTCTTCTGGGGCCGGAGCGTTCGCCGGCCGTGGCGGTGCGCTGGCGCACGGCAGGCTGTCATCTGCTGGCCGAGCTGAGTCGGCCTTGCTGGCATCCTACTTTGCCGGCGCCGATCTTGGTGCCGCAGGCGCATCTACCTCGGCGCTGAGGTCCGCTGCGTTCGCGTATGCGGACAGCGCCATGTACGGTGCCAGTGCCAATGCGTGGGCCGCTGGCCGGGGCATATCTGTCGAGTTGCACGCCGCCGGGTCCGCTGAGGCGTCGTTCGAGTACCTGAACGAACCGCAGTATCGGATCAAAGGGTTTTCGACGGTGTCGTGGGCGACCGGCGCCACGGTGAATGTGGATTTCACTACCAGTTCTGCTGCTCAGTTCAAGGCCGCCGGACAAGCGGACGCCTGGGGCAATCTGGAGGCTACTGGCTGGACGTTCACTAATTTGGTGGGGCAGTCCTACGGTCAGTCCGCGCTATCGGCACGGAGCGCCTGCGCTGCCCTGTGGCCGGCGCAGGCGCTGGCGCATAGTGGCTTGGCGTCTGCTGGTGTGGCTGCAGTGGACTTGCTGGCACAGGCCCGGGCGAGCGGCGCGTTTGCCGCCGCCGGGTCCGCTGAGGCGGCATATGCGACAGCCTACGTGACGCGCCGGTATGCGTCTCTGGCCGCCGCCGGGTCCGCCGCGGTCACCGTCGAGACCTTGCCGCTGCGATACAACGCCGCCACCCTGGCCGCGCTCGGCGTGGGCCGCCTCAGCGGGACCGGCAACACGGTGGTGCATGGACACCTGTCCGCCGCCGGCACGTCTGGCGCAGCGTGGCGCAAGGGCCACCAGATACTGGCATCTATGCCGCCCGCGTTTGCGACCGTGCAGCGCCCTGCTGAGGCCCGCAGCGCGGAGCGCCCGGCGGAGATTCGATCCGTGGAGAAATCGCAATGATCCTGGCGACCCGTACGAAGCAGCCCGGCGAGGAAAAGGACTACGACATCGACTACGCGCCCTGGCTGCTGCCGATGGACGACAGCCTGGACGAGATAGAGGACGTCGTGGTCGAGTGCATCACCGACCCTGCCGACACATCCCTGGTGTGCCTGGAGTCGGCGCTGACGGCGACCACCTGCAAACTGTGGATGTCGGGGGGGACCGACGGGCAGCGATACAAGGTAACGGTCCAGGTCAGGACCGTGGGCGGCCGGCTCGACGAGTCCGAACTGGTTTTCAAGATCAAGGATTACTGATGGCCCAGAAATTCGCGGACGGCGCCCGGGCGGAACTGGCGACCAGCATCACAGCAGCGTCGACATCGCTGGTGATTGTGGCCGGCGGCTCCCTGTTCCCAACAGCGAACACCGGCACGGCGGCTATCAGCAAGGACGCCGATTGGTTCAAGTTGGTTGTGCAGGACACTGCCGGCATCGAGATCGTCTACGTGCGCACGCACACGGCGGGCAGCAATACGTTCAGCAACGTGATGCGTGGGCAGGAAGGCACGACGGCTCGGGCGTTCACCGCTCCTTGCGTGGTGGGCCTGCGCATGACCGCAGCTGACGCTGCACAGTGGGAGCAGGGCGGGGGCCTCGGAGAATTCGCCGTGGTGTCCACCGCGACCACACTGTCAGCGGGCAAGATTTACGGTCTGGACACCGCGACCGCTGCGTTCACCGCGACGTTGCCCGCGTCCCCAACCGTGGGCGACCAGCTCGCGGTGCTGGATGCGTCGGGTTCGTGGGACAGCAAACCGCCCACTCTGGCCCGCAATGGCAGCGCGATCATGGGTCTTGCTGAGGACCTGCTGCTGGACCTGAACCTGCTGCGCCTGGACCTTGTGTTCGTGGGTGGCTCTCGTGGGTGGGTGGTGTCGTGAGCAACGTGAAAAAAATCCTCGCAAGCGCGGGTCAAGTCGAGATTGGCCAGTGCGTCTATCTGCCCGCGCAGTCTGAACCCCTGGTCGAGGTTGGGGGCATGACGTTTTTGCAGTCGGGCAACCGTATTGTGGACGAGGATGCGACCTACCCAGAGGCGTCAGGGAAGTTTGGGGTGCCCAGCGATCAGGTAGTGTTTACCCAACGAACACTGCCCGCCGACGCGAACTGGTTTTCCGTCACCTACGGCAACGGGGTGTTCGTCGCGGTGTCGGGTGCTCTTGACGAAGTTGCCGTTAGCTCAGACGGTGTCAACTGGACTCTAGGGACTCTACCAACCGATGACGGGTGGATAGTCACTTACGGCAACGGGTTGTTTGTGGCGGTCGCTTGGGACTCCAATGTCGCTGCAACGTCCACAGACGGCATTACCTGGACTCAGCGAACGCTTCCGAACGCTGGCTGGTGGCAGTCCATCACTTACGGCAACGGGGTTTTCGTGGCAATCGCTAGCGGCTCCGATGCCGTCGCTACGAGCCCCGATGGAATTAACTGGACCAAGTGGGCCATGCCCACCCGAACGAACTGGCAGGCCATCACCTACGGCAACGGAACCTTCGTCGCGGTCGCCTCTGGGTATGCTGTCGCCGCTACCAGCCCCGATGGGATCATCTGGACCCAGCGAACTCTACCCGCTGCCGCCGATTGGCAGTCCATCACTTATGGCAACGGGTTGTTTGTGGCGGTTGAATACAACTCTATCATTACTTCCCCAGACGGAGTCACCTGGACCCAGCAACTTGTATTTGATAGTGGCGAGAGCTTGCAGTCCGTCACCTACGGCAACGGGGTTTTCGTCGCAATCTCTCAAGACGGCTACGCCTATACATCCCCCGATGGCGTTACCTGGACCCAGCAAACACTGCCGTCGCATGATGTAACGTGGCAAGCTATCGCCTACGGCGACGGAGTTTTCGTGGCGACAGCTATCGAATCCGATATTGCAGCTACTGGTGTCCAGCCACCCGCTATCGGCATTCGCACCCCCGCCAACGACCCGGTCTATGGCACCCTCTACATGCGGGTGAAATGACATGACCCAAAGTATCCGCAAACTCCTGAACTATGGCAGCGCGACCCCAGTTGGCGGTAGCGCATGGTTCCAAGACTGCCCCGCGTTGCAGGCCGATCCCCTGTATGAATCGCCGTCTGGTGCGGTCTACCTGCGCTCGGGCCGTGTGGTTGTCGATGAAGAATCGACCTACCCAGAGGCGTCAGGGAAGTTTGGGGTGCCCAGCGATCAGGTAGTGTTTACCCAACGAACACTGCCCGTCAGTGCGTATTGGCGGGGGGTCGCCTACGGTGGTGGGTTGTTTGTGGCAGTCGCTGGCAACTCCGCCACCGCAGCAACCTCCGCCGACGGTGTTAATTGGACCCAGCAAACACTGCCCTCCTCGGCAAACTGGCAATCTGTCACCTACGGCAACGGAACCTTCGTCGCGGTCGCCTCTGGGTATGCTGTCGCCGCTACCAGCCCCGACGGAATCACCTGGACCCAGCAAACACTGCCCTCCTCGGCAAACTGGCAATCTGTCACCTACGGCAACGGGGTTTTCGTGGCAATCGCTAGCGACTCCGCCACCGCAGCTACCAGCCCCGACGGAATCACCTGGACCCAGCAAACACTGCCCTCCTCGGCAAACTGGCAATCTGTCACCTACGGCAACGGGGTTTTCGTGGCAGTTTCTAGCAGCGTGGCTGTGGCAACAAGTCCAGACGGCGTTACCTGGGCGCGGCCCGTCATGCCGCAAAACACGAACTGGTATTCAGTTGCTTACGGTAACGGGGTTTTCGTTGCAGTCGCTGGCAACTCCGCCACCGCCGCCACCAGCCCCGACGGCACTACTTGGACACTGCAAACCCTGCCCGCGTTTGGGCAGTGGCGGTCGGTTATCCACGCCGGTGGGGTGTTTCTCGTCGTGTCAGGTTCTGCGGGGGCAGCGTCTGATGTGTTCGCCACGTCGCCCGACGGCATTACTTGGATCCAGCGAACGATGCCCGCCAGCAAATCCTGGTTCTCAGTCGCTTATGGCGACGGAGTTTTCGTTGCGGTCGCCTACTACTCAGACATCGCCGCCACCGGCATCCAGCTCCCCGCCATCGGCATCCCCGACGAACACACCACCGCTGACGGTGACGCCATTCTCTACCAGAGGATCAAATGACCATCATTAAGACACCTCCGCGCCCCGCGCCGCTGCCGCCTTACTGGGAATATGCGCCCGCAAAATACTTCTGGATCGAGGTAGGCGCGTTCTACGACCGATTTGGCGCAGCCCGCATCCCGGTGCTGGCCTGCCCATACGACGACGTGCAAGCGATGATCCGCGACACCCAGGTGCGCAAGTACATCGACCTGAAACGCGCCGACGTGGCCCAGTTCGTCGCCTACGTGGCGACCAAGGTGCCGGAACTCACGGCCGAGATTCAGGCCGCCGTTCTGGCGCCGGAGACCGTCGAGGACGAGCGTTTCGTGAAGGGCCTGATCCAGCCCATCCACGAACCGGAGCCCGTCGATCCATCACAGGGCGGGAACCAGTAGTCATGGGCCTTGCCTTCGACATAACGCCCAGCCCGCATCCTGCGGGCTTTTTTTTGCCCTGGAGTGTGCTCCATGCCGCTATCTGAAGACGCCATCGCGATCATCCGCGCCGTCAAGGAGTCCACGGCGGATCTCGAGCAGAAGATCGCGGCGATGCAGACGAGGCAGGACACGATTATCGCGGGGTTTCCTGGCGGCGATCCGGACAGCCACCGGCGGTATCACGAAAGCATCATCGAATGGCGGGAGCTGCGGAACCGCATGGTCCGCGAAGCCCTGGTCAAGGCCGCCCAGGCCGGCGCTGTCGGCGCGCTGGGCTGGGTCGCATACGCCGTCTGGATGGCGTTCAAAATGGAGATCACGAAATGAGCACAACACCTCGCGGCATCCGCAACCACAACCCCGGCAACATCCGCCACGGCAGCCCGTGGCAGGGCCTGGCCGACAAACAGCCGGACACGGCGTTCGCCACATTCAAATCTGCCGCCTACGGCATTCGGGCGCTGGCCCGCACGCTGATCACCTATCAGGACAAATACGGTCTGCGGACCATCCGGCAGATCATCGGCCGGTGGGCGCCGCCCAAGGAAAACGACACGAACGCCTACGTCCGGGCCGTGACCGCCCAGACCGGCCGGCAGGCGAATGCCCGGCTTGACCTGCAAACCTACACCGACCTGCGCGCCGTGACCGAGGCCATCATTCGGCACGAGAACGGGGCCGGGCCCCTGTCCACGCCGAACACCTGGTACGACGCCGCGACCATCGACAAGGGCTTGTCCCTAGCCGGGGTCGAGCCGCCCAAGCGTGCTGCCGGGCCGGTTCCGGTGACGAAGGAAACCGTGGGCGCCACGGCGACGGCCGGCGTCGGTATCAGCCAGTTGGCGGAGGCTGCGCCCGCCGTCATGGATGCCGTCACGAACGCCCAGGACAGTCTGACCAGCGGTCAGATCAGCCGCGTGGTGGTGGGCGTGCTGCTGGTCGGCCTGGCGGTGTTCATTGCTTGGAGCCAGGTCTCGAAGCACAAGGCGGGGGTTCTGTGATGCTGGCTGCGCTGTGGGGCCGCATGCAGGGCTGGCTGCTCATGTTGGGCGCCGCCTTGCTGGTGCTGGCCGGTGCCTATGTCGCCGGCGGCCGGGCGGCGCGCCGGGCTGCGCAAGCCGATGACGCAAGGCGGCAGATCGCCGCCGGGAAGGTGAAAGATGAATCTGCTGCAGAAATCGATCGTCTGGACGATTCTGGTGTGCGTGATCGCGCCCGCCGCCGGATGCGCGCCGGTGGGCGGTAGCTACTGCACCGCCGCCCAGCGGCCGTTCCAGTGGCGCTCGGAAGCTGAAATCGATGCGACCCCGGTCCGCGTTATTCGCTACGTTGAGACCGAGGCGGCGACCTGGGTGCGCATGGGGTGCGATTGATGAGGATTGCCACCAAGGCCTTCGCCGGCATGCAGCCGCGCCTGGAATCGCACCTGTTGCCGGACGGCGCGGCCGCCGATGCGGTGGACGTGGTGCTCGATCGCGGCAGCATCGCGCCGCTGAAGGCGCCCGCCTATGTGGCCGACCTTGAAAAGACGGGCCCAATCCTGTCGATCTACCGGTTCGGCAAAGACCTGGACGACGATACCCGCTTCTGGTTCCACTGGGCGGCCGATACCGACGTGGCGCGCGGACCGATTCCCGACGACACCAGCGAGCGCACCTACTACACGGAAGCCGGGCAGCCTCCAAGGGTGACGGACGCCACCATGGCCACGGCTGATGGCCTGATGCCGTCGGCGTCCTACCTGCTGGGCATCCCGGTGCCCGAGACAATTGCCTTGGTGACGGTGACGCCGGCACCGGAAGAAGAGGGCGATGGCGAAGATGAGAGCGCCGGAACTGCCGAGCTCGAGCGCCAGGAATGCTACCTGGCCTACACCTTCGTGTCCGCGTGGGGCGAAGAGGGGGCGCCGACCGTCGTGTCTGAACCGTTCAACGCCGGCACCGGAGACACACTGAACGTCATCAGCATGGATGGCGCGCCGTCCGGGGCATACAACATCACCCACAAGCGGCTGTACGTGGCTGTGACGGATGCGACTGGGACAGCGGTCCTGCGGTTTTGGCAGGAAATCCCCGTCGGGCAGAACACATTCAGCGCCGAATTCGACATGACCGTGCTGGGTGAGGCGCTGCCCGAGTTCTCGCTGGTGCCGCCGCCCGCCGATCTGTTCGGTCTGATGAGCCATCCGGGCGGCTTCATGATCGGTTTCTCGGGCAAGCGCGTGTGCCGATCCGAACCGCTGAAGCCTTACGGCTGGCCGCATTTCTCGCCGGTGGCCTACGACATCGTGGGCGGGGCCATCCTGGGCCAGGCGACCGTGATCTGCACGAAGGGCGACACCTACATGGCCACGCAGGCAGACCCGGTGACCTTCACGCCTGTGCGCTTGGATGGTGCCCAACCCTGCGTGGCCAAGCGCACGATCCGCGCGTTCAAGGGTGGCGTGCTCTACGCGTCTCCGGACGGCTTGGTGCTGGTCGACGCCGGCGGGACCCTGACGGTGGCTACCGAGGCGATCATGACGCGGGCCCAGTGGCAGGCGTATCGGCCGGAGAGCATGCATGCAGCCGTCCACGACAACCGGTATTTTTGCTGGTTCGACAACGGCAGCGAGCAGGGGTGCCTCATCCTGGAAATCGCCGCCGGCGGCGTGACGCTCACACGCAGCCGCCAGTATGCGACTGCGGCCTACGCTGATTCGCGGCGCGACGAGCTGTTCGTCGCGCTTGCCGACGGTAAGGTCCACAAGTGGAACGCCGGCGCGCCCATCGAATTCCAGTATGTCAGCAAGACTTTCCTGGCCGAGCGCCCGCAGAACCTCGGTGCCGTGCAGGTGGTCGCCGATGCCTATCCCGTCGAGTTCGAGCTGCGAGCCGTGATCGAGACCGACGACGGGCCACGCCAGGTCACGACGTCCAAGACCATCACCAACGGCCGCCCGGGGCGCCTGGATGGCTCGTACCGCGCCCGCGAGTACAGCTACAGCGTCCAGGCCCGGGCGACAGTAAGGGAGGTCACGATCGCCTCCACCCTGGCAAACGTCACGGCGGTATAAATGGCGACCTCCACTAAGACAGGCCTGCGTACGGCGCAGTTGCCGGTCATAGACCGCATCCGGTTCCCGGACGCGGCGACAACCCGCGCCTGGGAGCAGATGCGCCAGACGCTGGAGGTGCGATTCGGCAGGAGCGGCAATAAGCTGGACCGGGCTGTGACCTTCGCGGATCTGATTGAACATGGCTTCGCAGCCCTGGAGACCTCCGGCGGCAAGCCGGTATCGGGGGACGTTGATATTGTGCCGGCGCGCGTGCCGGACGGGCTGCCGCCGGCGCCGTCCGGGCTACGCGTGACGCCGGGCCTGGCCGTCATCATCCTGCAGTGGGACCGCACGTACTTCGCGTACTTCGGACACGCGGAGATCTGGCGGGCCACCGCTGACAACCTCAGCGACGCCGTCAACATCGGGCAGACCACGGGATGGATCTATTCGGACATCGATGTCGATCCCGCGGTCCAGTATTTCTACTGGGTCAGGTTCGTGTCGCGCGGAGGTAAGACGGGGCCTTTCAACGGGGTGGCCGGCGCGGCCGGCGCGGTTTCGATGGATCCGGGCTACGTGATGGACCTGCTGAGCGCGGATGATCCCGGCGCGCTGTTGTTGAAGGTGACTGAACCGACCGAGATCAACGGGGTCCCGGTGGCCCCCGGCGTCTACATCCGCGACCTGTTCGTAGCCGATGGGTCGATCAGCAAGGCGAAGATCGGGCTGCTTGCCGTCGATGACGCCAGGATCTCCAGCATGAGCGTGGACAAGCTGCTGGCCGGGCGGCTGAAGATCGACCAGTACATCGAGTCCGCGAACTACATCAGTGGCCTGTCGGGCTTCCGAATCAACGGCGACGGGGTTGCAGAATTCAATCAGGTGATCGTGCGCGGGTCTGTTTACGCCACGGCCGGGGAGATTGGCGGCAACCTGATCAGCACCGACGGCATCAGCTCGGCGTCCTACAATCCGGGCTCGGCCGGGTGGCACATCAGCCCGTCGGGGGCAGCAGAATTCAATGGTGGCGTGTTCCGCGGAACCGTCTATGCATCGGACGGCATTTTCTCCGGAAAACTGGAGGGCGCAACCGGCGAGTTCAGTGGCGGCCTGAAGGGCGGCTACATCATCACCGGCGATTTCGTGGATTCCGCGTGGCCGGCGTCCGGGAAAACCGGCGTGTACATCGGCCCGGATGGCCTGCGCATCGGCAACAAGCCCGACAACCACTACTTCGAGGTGCTGCCCAACGGCAATATCTCCGCGCCCGGATTCGATGTCACGGACGGGAAATTCAGCATCAGCCAGTTGGACGTGATCGACACGTTGAATATCAAGCCAGGCGCTATTACGGAATCGGCCACGTGGACGTTTGGCAGATATTCCGGGTATTACGGCGTCACCATGCCGGTGTGGTCGCTGGGGAACAAGTCCCCCGGTCTCGGCGTGTTCACCTTCTCCTACGATTTTCAGGAGTATGGGAACTACCATGGCCCTAGATACTACGCCTTCCGGTTCGATCTGGTGATTGACGGCGTGCTTCTCTACTCTTTGAGTACACCACAGTTCAGTTCGACCAACTCGTACCACCATTACGCAGGGGGCTCTGGATCGCTGACCGGGAAGGTGGGCGACAGTTTGATGTCTCTGCGCCCATACGCCTCCGGCGCGATATATGTGTATGTGATTTCCCCGTATGGTGGAACGCAGCTATTCAACGGCAGCCAGAACTACGAAGCGACGATGGTGAGCATGGATTACCTGTGCAACGTCTCCTACATCATGACGAAACGATGAACGTCGACTGTTATTCGCACGATCCCGATGGCCGGATCACCGGGGTGTTTAACCTGTCGCCCGATGCATTCACGGCGAACCAGGTGAGCATGGGCTTGGTGACAGGCAAGGCAGACGGCGAGACCCAGTACGTTCGCGGTGTCGCGCTTGTCGACCGGCCGCAGAATCCGGCAGCCTTGGCTGGCAGCCGCCTGACCCAACTGCCGTCGCCGTGCACCATCATCGTCAACGACACGGTCTATGCCTGCGACGACACCGAGGCCGACCTGGAGTTCGACCAGCCCGGAACCTATCGGGTGCGAGTGATTGCGTGGCCCTATTTGGATGCGGAGTTCAACGTTGAAAATCCGACACCGTGAACCGTACGCTCCGCTGCGGGAAAGGGAATACCCGCCGGTGGGCGACCAGCTCGACGCGGTCTTCAAACTGGCCCGGGCCCTGAGCGATCAAGGCATCGTACTGCCTGCGCAGGTCCTGTCGTGGGTCAACGCCTGCGAGCAGGTAAAGCTCAAGTACCCGAAGAACTGACATGCGTGTTTCCGACGAGCAGCGAGCCGAATACTTCGAGTTCGCCTCTTCGGTGCTGGGCGAAACATTCACGCATGGCCCCCTCACGAAATGCCTGTCCAGCCTGTCGGATGGCGGCGAGATCCTGGGGGTGGTGCTCTACGACCGCTTCACGGATCGTGATTGCATGATCCATGTCGCCTCCGATTACTCGAGGCGCTGGATCAGCCGGGAGATGCTGTTCTGGACCTTTTTCGTGCCGTTCGTGCAGTACCGGCTGGTGCGCGTCACCGGCATCGTGCGCGAGGACAACGCGGAGGCGCTGCGCTTTGATCGAAGCCTCGGCTTCGTGGAAGAGGGACGTGTGCGTCAGGCATTCGCGGGCGGGTACGACGGCATTTTGTTCGGCATGCTGAAGTCAGAGTGCCGGTTTCTGGATATGAGATTTTTGAAGCGGGGATAAAGCTATGGGCGGGAAAGGCGGCAGCACCACCACGGTGCAAAACGATCCCAGGATCGGACAAGCGGCGCTGGAACAGGCGGCCATCGGCCGAGAGCTGGCCCAACTGGGCCGCGACGAATTCACATACCAGAAGGAACGCACGGACCGGATGGACCCGATCTACGAGAAGCTGATGAACACGGCCATCTCGGAATCGGAGACCAACCAGGAGCGGGCGGCCGACCAGTGGCAGCAGTACAAGGACGTGTTCCAGCCCATCGAAAACCAGATGGCCGAAGAGGCCATGAACTACGACAGCCCAGAGGAAACCGCCCGGCGCGAAGGGCTGGCGGCGGCCACGGTGGCGCGACAGTTCGATGCGTCCGACGCCCAGATGGGCCGCGACATGGCGCGCATGGGCGTGTCGCCAACCTCTAGCCTCGGCGCCCAGGGCATGCGCGATCAGGCCAATGCGCGGGCGCTGGCGCGAGCCGGCGCGGTCAACCAGGAACGCAACAACACGAAACTGCTGGGCATGTCGCTGCGCGAGAACGCCGCCAGGTTCGGCCGTAATCAAACGGGGACCGGTCTCGCAGCGTCCGCGGCGGCCCTGCAGGGGGGGAATTCCGCCGCAGGCATCCTGGGACAGCAGCAACAGGCCGGCCTGGCGGCTGGCCAGCAGGCCGGCAGCCTGATGGGGGCGGGTGCCGGACAGATCGGATCGGCGGGCGGACTGCTGCAGAGCAACCTGAACTCGATGATCAATCAGCAGATGGCGGTCAACCAGCAGAACGCGGCCGGCCAGGCAGGCCTGGGCTCGTTGCTGGGCTCGCTGGGTGGCGCGGCGATCATGAAGTGGTCCTCGGAAAAGCTCAAGGAAGACATCCGGCCTGCCGACGATGAAAAGGCGCTCGGCGAGCTCGAGCAGGTGGCCGTCAAGGACTGGAAATACAAGGACGGCGTGGACGACGGCGGCCAGCATACCGGCCCGATTGCCGAGGATATGCAGGCCGCGATGGGCGACGAGGTTGCGCCGGGCGGCGTCGGCCTGGATCTGATCAGCGTCAGCGGCAAGCACCACGCGGCCATCCGGGCGCTGTCTAAGCGCGGCAAGAAATTGGAGAAGCGCATCGATCGGCTGGAGCGGCGCGCCGCCGGCCTGGCCGATGTGGAGGATGTGGAATTTCGTGAAAAGCCGTCCAGCCTGCCCGATCCCCTGAAGGGTGATATCTCGGCAGGGATCGTTGGGCTGGAAACCGTCATCAACAAGGGAGACTGACATGGCAAGTGGATTTGCGGCGGGCCTGGCCCAGGGGCTGAATAATGGCATGGCGCTGTACAACGCCTATCAGAGCGGGCAGGAGAAGAAGAAGGAGCAGGAGGTCAATGCGGCAATCGCGGAAGCGATGAAATCCAAGGGCTTGGATCCGGAAACGTCGTCGCCGATGATGCTGGCCGCCGGTGTACAACCCAGCGGAGCCGAAACCATGCCGGTGCAGACGCCGGAACCCGTCATGGCGCACCCCGGCATGGCCCAACAACCCGAGCAGGCGCAAGCGTATCCCGTGCAAATGTCGGAGCCCACAATAGGCCAGTCCGCCGGTGTGCCGCGGGAGGCCGGCGGCCAAGCCGCAGGTCTGCAAGCGCCGGCGGCGCCAGGCCTCGCTTTGGCCGTGCAGCAGGACCGGCAGGCCGCATCCCTCGGCTTGGCAAAAAAAAAAGACAATCCGGCGCCACAAGGCTTCCTGAGCGGCGGTGAATTCGGCGACATGGCGGAATCGCTGACGCGTGGCATCCGCAAGGCGCTGGAGCTGGGGGCCCCGGGCAAGGCCATCGAACTGATGGTCGCCCGCGAGAAAACCATCGGCCAATACCGGGATCAGGCGTTCGGCGAGGCCATGAGCCGGTTTGACCTCACCGGCGATCCCAATGCATTCGTGCCGTTTGTGAACCGGTTCGCTCCGACGGGGATCGAATTGCAGAGCATCGAGAAGCGGCCGGAGACGGCCGGCGGCCAGCCGGTGTACATCGCCCACGGGATCAACCACGAAACCGGCCAGCCGGTGCAGCAACCGTTCAGCCAGCAGACGCTCACCCAGTTCCTGAGCACGATAGGCGACGGCCGCGGCTACCGGACCATGTTTGCCGAGCAGGCCAAGCACTGGTACGACATGCAGACCTTCAAGGAGAAGGAGCGCTTCAAGACGGACGAGGGTATCCGCAAGGCTGGTGCTGAACACGGTATGGCGTTGAGCGAGATCGGGGCGCGAGGCGCGGAGCAGCGCAAAACTGACGCCGCCAAGGGTTCGGTGGACAACAAGGCGGCGGCGCCGTCCGAAGTGCGAACCGCCAAATGGCTGATCGAAAACGGCGTGGCGAAGGACGCCTCGTCGGCCTGGGACATGGTGCGCGGAGCGCGCACCAAATCGCGTCAGGAATTCGCCCTGGATGCGGCGAAGTCAATCCTCTCGAACCAGCGCGGCGACTTCGGTAGCGACAAGCTCACCCCCAGGCAGGCGCTGCAGCAGGGCCTGGAACTGTACGACAGCATGAACGATGGTGGTGCCGCGGACACCGCTGGCCCGACGGTCGGCGCCGTCGAGGACGGCTATCGGTTCAAGGGCGGCGACCCGTCGGACGCCAGCAACTGGGAGAAGATGTAATGGCCGGACCGTGGGAGAAGTACCGGGTGCCAGCCCGTGCTGAAGCCGGTGGCATGAAGCCTTGGGAGCGGTATGGCGCGCCGACCGCAGGCCAGCCGGCCGAGCCGGCAACTCGGACGCCGTTCGCGGTCGCCAATGACACCATGATCGAGCTGGCGAATGCTGCCGTGGGTGGCCTGGGCGCTGTCGCTGACTTCGCGGTGCCGGGAAATCGGTTCTCGCGGGCTGCTGACGATTTTGTGAGGGCCGGACAGGAGAAGCAGAGCGATGTCGTGAAAGCGGATCGCGCGAAGCTCAACGAGGCCCTGAAGCAATCCGAAGGAGTGGGCGACGATCTGAAGGCCGTTGGCGACTATATCGTGGACAGCCCGTTGCAGGCGGCCGCGCAGGCCGCCGGCAGTTTCCTTGTCCCAGGCGCGGCCATCAAGGGCGCCAGGGTCGGTGCCGGATTGCTGGGGTGGGGAGAGCGCGGAGCGGCGCTGGCTGGCCGGGCTGCTGGCATTGGCACGGGCGCTGCGTTGAGCGGTGGTGATGCCGCGGGCAACGCCTACGACCTGGTGATGGGCATGCCGGAGCGCACCCTGATGGCCAGCGAGCCGGCCCAAGCCCTGGCCGACCAGGGTTATCTGCCCAAGGAAATCCGCGAGACCCTGGCGCGCGAGGCCGGGCGCGATGCCAGTCTGCTGCCGGCCCTGGCTGGCGCGGCCGCCGGTGCGTTCGGAGCCGAGAAGATACTGGCCGGCGGGCGTATGGCGCAGGGCGGCCTGCGCGGGGCCCTGGGAACTGGCGCCGTGGAGGCCGCGACCGAGGCGGCCGAGGAAGGCCTGACCCAGTACGAAGGGCAGCGCGCGGCCCAGAAGATCGACCCCAGCATCGACCCGACCAAGAACGTTGCCGCGATGGCGGCGATGGGTGCCGCGCAGGGCGGCCCGGTGGGCGCGGTGGTGGGTGGGCTGTCGCATGGTCGGGCTGCTGGTGATTCTGTACAGGACCGCTATGGCAAGGTCGCCGCCGAGCGCGCTGCCGAGGGCGAGGAGCCAGCCGCGCCGCTCGCCCTGCCGTCGCCCAGCGGCCAGGATGCGTTCAGGGTGGACGCTGATGGGCAGGTTATGAGCCGCGAAGATGCCGCCGCCCGGAACCATCCGGGCCGGCGCGGCATGGAAGCTGCGGAAGCACAGGAGCCGGCCGATCCTCTGGCCCTGCCTGCTCCTACGGTGACCGTCGGCCAGGACGGCACGGCGAGAACTGCCGGCCAGCGCATGGAAAGCGCCGCTCTGGATGAGCTGGAGCGTTGGGCCCGGGACAATCTTGGCTATACCGATGACGTCCAGGCGGCAGGGCGCAACCACCCGGGCCGTCCAGAAGCGAACCCTCGGCCGCCTGCTGCACCTGCGGCTGAGCCCACCCTGGCGCTGCCTGCCCCGACCGTCACCGTGGACTCTGCTGGGGCTGCGCGCACGGCCGAGCAACGGTCGGCGGACTTGGCCAGGCAGCGGGAGGCTGGCGACCTGGGGCTGACCCGGGATGTGGAGACCGCCGCCCGGAACCATCCGGGCCGGCCGCAGGCCATTCAGACGCCGGTGGACGAAGCGGCGCATGCCGCCCAAACCTCGCCAGTCGGCACGCCAGCGGTTGAGCCCACGGACGGCCAGAAAGAGGCCGGGAACTACCGCAAGGGCCACGTGCGCGTGGCGGGGCTGGACATCTCAATCGAGAACCCGGAAGGGTCTGAGCGGCGCGGCACGGATCCGGGCGGCAAGCCATGGGTCAACCGCATGGCCGGGCACTACGGCTATGTCCGGCGCACGGAAGGCGCCGACGGCGACCAGGTGGACGTGTTCCTGAAGCCGGGCACGGCCGAGGACTACAGCGGCCCCGTGTTCGTGGTGGACCAGATGGACCCCAAGACCGGCAAGTTCGACGAGCACAAGGTCATGGTGGGCTACGGCAGCCAGAAGGAAGCCGAGACGGCCTACCGCCGCAGCTATTCGCGCGGGTGGAAGGGCATGGGCAAGGTGACGCCCATGGATATGCCTGCGTTCAAGGAGTGGCTGAAGAAGGGCGACACCACCAAGCCGGTGGCCCAGCGCGACCAAGCGGGCACCGACCTGTCCCGGCAGAACCGCGACCGCAGCCGCCCGGCCAGCATCGAGCAGATGAACCGGATCGCCAATGCGCCGGACTACGACCGCCTGGGGTTCGGCCGATCGCCCAATGAGGCGGCCCCCATGGTGTCTGTTGCTGGCGACACGGCGCGCATCCCGGAATCCGACATGGGGCGCACTGACCGCGTGACCCTGGGCGACGGCACCAAGATCCCGGTGCGCTACGCGGTGATCGAGGCCTCCGATGCGCTGGCCTCTCACGCGGCTGACGGCACCGAGAACGCCGCCTACTATGCCGACGCCAAGCCGGGCGAGGTACGGGCGCTGAACAATGGCCGTATGGCGGGCTTGCAGGAGGCGTACCGTCGCAAGAAGGCTGGTGCCTATACCCAAGCCATGATTGACGACGCCCAGGCCCACGGCGTGTCGCCTGAGGCCATTCGCGCCAAGCGCGAGCCGGTCCTGGTGCGCGTCTACGCGGACGCCGAGAACCGGCGCCCCAACATGGGCGCGCTGTCCAATCCCCAGAGTAACCTGGGCATGTCTGCCACGGAGCAAGCCGCCAACGATGCGCGGATTACGCCAGTTGATCTGCTGGATATGGGCGAATCCGGAGCGTTCGATTCGGCATCCAATCGCCGGTTTCTGGATGCGTTCGTGCGCGCCGTCCAGCACCAGGGCGAGGATGCCGCCCAGATCCGGGACGGCCAGGGCAACTACTCCCGTCAGTTCATGGACCGCGCCCGGGCGGCCGTGTTCCACCGCGCCTATGGTGACGACGCACTGACCTCGATGGCGTCCGAGAGCGCGGATCCGGACGTGCGCAACATCCTGAACGCGCTGACCATGGCTGCACCAGACTTCGCGGGCTTGGACGCTGGACCTCTGGACATCCGGCCGCAGCTGGCGGCGGCGGTCCACCAGATCCGCGATGCTCGGGCCCGGGGCCTAAATATGGATCAGCACCTGGCCCAACAGGATCTGTTCGGGCGTGATCCGCTGGTCGACCGCATGGTCGGGCTGCTGTGGGGCAACATTCGCGCGCCGCGTCGGGTGTCGGAGGCCTTGCGCGATATGGCATTGTTCGTCCAGAATGAACAGGCGCGTGCCGGCAGCCAGGATATGTTCGGTGGCGCCCAGGTGTCGGCAGACGACATCATCAACCGGGGCGAAGCCCTGATCAGGAATCGCTATGGCCGAGAACAAGCCTCGACAGGACAAAAAGACATCTTCGGTGTGGAGCGATCCAAAGGCGGCCGACGTGCTGACTCGGATCGGTCTGCAGGCAGGCAACAGGGCGAAAACGAAGGAGCCCGCCCTGCAAATGCCGACGATGCCGCAACGCGGCTAGAAGAATCTCATGGCACGCAAGACCTCTTCGGGCAAGGGTTCGACCTTGAGCCCGAGGTATCCAATTCCAGCGGAGGGGGTCGGCGTGCGGCCTCCACTCGAACTGAGTCCGGATCCGGTGCGGTACGGCTTCCGAGCCTTCGTTCCCGGGCGGCCGCCATCATCATCGAACCCGAAGGCAGCCAGTTCGCCGTCCGCGTCGAAGCCAAGAAAACCCTCGACCTGAGGGTTCCAGATGGCGTCATCGCTTCCCCTGATGCCGTGGCCAGCGCCATGGCCAGCATCCGCAAGGCTCCCCAAGAGAATCTGATGATGCTGCTGACCGATGAGGCCGGCATGCCGATCAGCGTCTTGCGGCACAGCCTGGGCCGGAAGTCCAGCACAGATATCGAGCCAGACATCATCATTGGCCACGCGGCGCGCGTGCCGAGGGCCAAGCATATGTGGCTGGTTCACAACCACCCGTCTGGCGTGTCGGAGCTGTCGAACGCGGACCTGAGGATGTCCAAGAAGATCGCTGACCTGCTGCGCGGCGGACGGATCGAATACAAGGGACTGATGGCTGTGGGCCAAGGCGCGTTCTCCAATGTGGACGCCCGCGGCGACATCGCCAGAGGGAAGGTGCGGCCCGTGTCGCGCCCCAAGCAGATCCCTGTCGTGGAGCGCACGTTCGTCAAGCGCGGCACGCTGGGCGATATGGTGGATCCCTTGAATGTTGCCGGATTGGCTGAGCGGATCTCTGGCGGCAGGGATGGCGTGATGCTGCTGAACGCGCTGCACAGGCCCGTTGCGTTCCTGCCGATGATGGCGCACGAAATGGGGCGGCTGCGCGGTACCGGCGGCCTGGAAAAGCTGATGGCCGGCGTGGAGAAGGCCAATACTTCGTCCGCCATCACGATTGTGCAGTCCGAGGGAAACATTGACCAGGCCCGGAACCTGAACAAGGCGTTGGAGGATGCCGGCATTCGCGCGCTCGATATCGTCGCGGACGGCAAGCCGCTGGCGCCAACCGGACAGCGGCTTGTGCCGCGATCTGGCGGTCAATTTGAATCCCGACAACCCCGGCCTGGCGCCGGGGTTTCTGTTGCTGATGCTCGGGTGTTCGCCGGCGCCTTCATGAAGAAGTTGCCCGGGGCGGGACGGCTGAAGGTGTCCGTCGTCCAGTCGGTCAAGGACATTCCAGAGGGACCCTCCAACATGGCCGAGGGCGTCTACTACCCGGCTGGCGACGGTGGGCGCATCTACCTGGTGGCCGACAACCTGCCGACGATGGAACGCCTGCAGCAGGTGCTGGCGCACGAGATCGTCGGGCACTTCGGCGTCGAGGCTTTGCTGGGCGAACGATTCGATGGGGTGTTGGCCGACGTGCGCCGCCTGGCCAGGGTGCCGGCCGGGGAGCGCGCCACCGGCAACGAGCAGCCCGGTGACAAGAATTACGCCACCATGGAGGCGGTGGGCATGCGGTATCCGGACTACGGCGCAAAAGCCCGGGCACGGGAGGTCCTGGCCAGGATGGCCGAGACCGGCGGCCGTAAGTACTTCCTGCAGGGTCTGTACGCCAAGATGCGGGCGGCGCTGCGGGCTATGGGGTTCGATCTGAAGCTGACGACGGCCGACCTGCGCCAGATGGTGATCGACGCTGGCCGGTTCCTGCGCCGCACGCAGGCGGACCAGGCATTCTCTGGGACGCGGATGGCTGCGGCTTCGATGGCGGCAAGCAACGGTAGGGCCGGCGTGCCGACTGCTGATGTTTCCGGGTTAGAGTTTGGCAATCCCGCTGATGGTGTGGTTGCCCTGCGTAACCAGGCGAAGGAGTGGGGGGCTGAGCACCTGCAGGGAAAACAGTTCCGTAATGCGGAGCAGGGCTGGGATATTCATGTTGGGCGGCGCGGGCTGAAGGAAACCCTGTCGCGCAGCGCCCGCATCGAGAAGGTTCAATCGATCGCTGCGCTGCCTGACATGCTGCGTCATGCAACCCTGAGCCATAGCGCGCCCGCAAAGCTGGCATCAGACACCAGCACCAGGGCTATGCACACAATGTATGCTCCGGTGCGTATTGGCGGTGATTTGCGGGTGGCGCGGCTACTGATTAGGGAAGCCAACAATGGCGAATTCTTTTATGATCATGACTTGTCGGGCATCAGCCAGCAAAAAGCTCCTGACACCACCCCCAACATCAACCCAGGATCCAAACCCGGGGATATGGAAAGCGGCGCAAGAGCCACGATTAGCGTAGATGAAATCAAAGAAATCGTCAATGCCGAAGGCAGGGCTGGGTGGAAGTTTGGTTCAGCCGAGTCCAGGAATGGAGCGCCTGACGCCGTCCGAGATCGAGTCCTTGCGGAAGGACATGCGCGAGGCGATGGCTTACGGGGAGAAGATCTGGGGCGGCAAGAAAGCGGCCTGAGCCCCAACCAGGATGACAACGAAGCCCCGCCAGATGCGGGGCTTTTCAGTGGGCCCGTGGAATCGCGGGCGGCAACGTTGCCCCCCACCAGCAAGCCCGTGCAACCCGAGGCTTCCAACACGGTGCGCCCGGGCGAAAGCCTGTCGAAGACGGAGCGCCTGTTGCGCGACCGGACCCTGGGGAAGATCGGCGCCTTTGCCAAGCCGGACTCCATTCAGGACCGGCTGGCCAAGCTGCAGGACGGCTGGCGCGCCAAGGCAGTGCAGGGCATCTTCGACCACTTCCTGTCCTTGAAGGCTTTGAGCCCGACCGCTTACATGCAGGCGCGTCTGTCCAAGGGGACGGACGGCGCGGCCGAGTATCTGGTGCGTCACGGCGCCGTCAAGCTGACAGACGGGGCCATCGACGGCGCCGGCGGCAAGGGCCTGGCAGACATCCTGGCCGGCCTGCGCGGGGAGCACGACCACTTCATGGCGTGGATCGCCGGAAACCGGGCAGAGCGCCTGCTGGCCGAGGGGCGCGAACACCTCTTCACGCCCGACGACGTGGCGACACTCAAGCGCCTGAACTTGGGCAAGATGCCGGACGGCCGCCGGCGCGCCGACGTGTACGCGGCCGCGCTGAAGGATCTGAACGTGTTGCAGAAGTCCGTCCTCGATGTCGCCCAGGAGGCCGGCCTGATCAACAGCGAGGCCCGCAAGCTGTGGGAGCATGAATTCTACGTGCCGTTCTACCGGGAGATGGAGAACGACGCCACCGGCACGATGGGCCCCGGGCAGATCGCCGGCTTGGTGGGGCAGCGGGCGTTCAAGAAGCTGAAGGGCGGCAAGGAAAAGCTCGGGGACCTGACGGCCAACACCGTCTCCAACTGGTCGCACCTGCTTTCGGCCAGCATGAAGAACCTGGCCGCCCAGGGCGCCATGGAGTCCGCAGTGGAGATGGGCATCGCCGAGAAGATCGGCGCCGCACAGAAGGACAGCGTGCGAATCATGGTGGATGGCAAGGAGAAGCACTACATGGTCGATGACCCCATGGTGCTGGATTCCCTGACCTCACTGCACTACGTGGGATCGAACGATCCCATCATGCGGGCCATGCGCAAGATGAAGCACGCCCTGACCATTGGGGTGACGATCTCGCCGACGTTCCGCGTGCGCAACCTGTTGCGCGACAGCCTGCAGGCGGTCTCCATCGACAGCGAGATCAGCCTGAACCCGATGCGCAACATGGTCGAGGGATGGAAGGCCACCGGCAGCGAATCGCCCACGATGCGCAAGCTGTTGGCCGGGGGCGGGGCGGTGCGCTTCGGATCCTTCAACGATGGCCAGGCCCGCAACGTGAAGCGCCTGGTCGACGAGTTGCAGGTCAGCGCCGATCAGGTGGTGTCGTCGCCTGCGGATCTGCGGCGCTACGCCCGAAAGGCTTTCGACTGGTACCAGGATCTGGGCGACCGCTCGGAGACCGTGAACCGGGCGGCCATCTATGACGCGGCCATCCGAAATGGGAAATCCCACCTCGAGGCCAGCTACCTCGCCCGCGATCTGATGGACTTCACCAGCCACGGGTCCTTCGCGGCCGTGCGGCTGCTGACCCAGGTGGTGCCCTTCATGAATGCGCGCCTCCAGGGCATGTACAAGCTGGGCCGTGCCGTCCGCGACAATCCGGCGCGGTTCGCCGCGGTGGCCGGTGCGGTCGGGCTGGCGTCGGCCCTGCTGTACCTGTCCATGAAGGACGACGACGACTACAAGGCGCTGCCCGACTGGGTGCGGAATACCTATTGGGTGGTGAAGCTGCCGGGCACTGACAAGATGGTATACGTCCCGAAGCCCTTCGAGATCGGGGCACTGGGCACTGTGGTCGAGCGCGGTACGGAACTGGCGTTTGGCGGTGACGACTACCGGCTGGGCGACTTTGCCAAGACTGTGGCGGGGGTGCTGGGCGATCAACTGGCCATGAACCCGATTCCCCAGGCCGTGAAACCAGCCATGGAGACAGGATTCAATTACGACACCTTCCGGGAGCGTCCCATCGACAGCATGGGCCAGGAACGGCTGCCGCCTGGTGAGCGCTTCACCGGCCAGACCAGCGCCGGCGCAGTGGCCCTGGGCCGCGCCATCAATATGTCGCCTCAGCGGTTGGAGCACCTGGCGCGCGGGTACTTCGGCTGGCTGGGGACCCAGGCGCTGAACGTCGCCGATTACCTGGCGCGGCCGCTGTCCAACCTGCCGGAGAATCCCCGCCGCGATCTGGGCAAGATCGACAACTGGTTCGTGGTCGGCGACTTCGTGAAGGACGCGGCCTCGCCCAGCAGCAAGTACATCCAGCGGTTCTACGACATGCAGAACGAGGTCAACCAGGTCTATTCCGCCTACAACCAAGCCCGCGCCATGGGCGACGTCGAGCGGGCCGAGGATCTGAAGCGGTCCAGCGAGGCGAAACTGTACGGGATCGCCAAGTCGGCCGGCAATCAGCTGAGCAAGATCAACCAGGCCATCAAGCGCATCCAGCGCAGTGATCTGTCGGCAGACGAGAAGCGGGCGCGCCTCGACGAGCTGTACCAGGCGCGCAACCGCCTGGCGATGATGGCCGACGAGCAGGTGAGGGAGCGCCAGAAGTAGGATGGGGTATGGGTGGGGTATACTGCCGGCGTCCTGATGCGGGAAGGCATCAATATCAACGGGTTCCGAGAGAATTCCTGTTCCAGTACTGCCTACCAGGAATTCCCCCCCCACAGACCGCCGCCATCCCCTGATGCGGCGGTTTTTGTCTTGTTTGCAACAACGGTCCCGGAATCTTTGCGCCCCGCGGCGCCGGCATGGCGTTTCGCGCCGCGCCAAATTGATTGTTGCCAGCCTGATTGCTAAACTGCTGGGAGACCCTTCCTGCATGGCAATCTAGACTTTTCCGACGCGGCGCAGGCCGCGTTTTGTATTTTCAGGACACACATTCATGGTTTGCATCACCTTACCCGACGGCTCACGGCGTGAGTTCGATCACCCTGTCTCGGTACTCGGCGTGGCCCAGTCGATCGGGACCGGGCTGGGCAAGGCGGCCCTGGGGGGCAAGATCACCGTGGATGGCCAGACCCGTCTCGTGGACGCCAGCCACGTCATCGACCGGGATGCGGGGCTCAGCATCATTACCGACAAGGATCCCGAGGGCCTGGACCTGATCCGGCATTCCACGGCCCACCTGCTGGCCTATGCCGTGAAATCCCTCTTTCCGGACGCGCAGGTCACGATCGGCCCCGTGATCGACAATGGCTTCTACTACGACTTTTCCTACAAGCGCCCCTTCACGCCCGAAGACCTGCAGGCCATCGAACAGAAAATGTCCGAGCTCGCCCGGCGCGACGAGGCCGTGGTGCGCGAGGAATGGGACCGCGACGAGGCCGTGCGCTTCTTCAAGGGCATCGGCGAGGCCTACAAGGCCGAGATCATCGCCTCCATCCCCTCGGACGAAAAGATCAGCCTCTACCGCGAGGGCGACTTCATCGACCTGTGCCGCGGGCCGCACGTGCCGTCCACGGGCCGCCTGAAGGTCTTCAAGCTCATGAAGGTCGCCGGCGCCTACTGGCGCGGCGACAGCAACAACGAGATGCTGCAGCGCATCTACGGCACCGCCTGGGCCCGCAAGGAAGACCAGGAGGCCTACCTGCACATGCTCGAGCAGGCCGAATTGCGCGACCACCGCCGCATCGGCCGCGAGCTCGACCTGTTCCATTTCCAGGACGAGGCCCCGGGCCTGATCTTCTGGCATCCCAAGGGCTGGACCGTGTGGCAGCAGGTCGAGCAGTACATGCGCCAGGTCTACCAGGACAATGGCTACCAGGAGGTCAAGGCGCCGCAGATCCTCGACCTGTCCCTGTGGAAGAAGACCGGCCACTGGGACAACTACAAGGAAAACATGTTCACGACGGAGTCCGAGAACCGCGTCTACGGACTCAAGCCCATGAACTGCCCGGGCCACGTGCAGATCTTCAACGCCGGCCTGCATTCCTACCGCGAGCTGCCGCTGCGCTACGGCGAATTCGGCCAGTGCCACCGCAACGAGCCCTCCGGCTCGCTGCACGGCATGATGCGCGTGCGCGGCTTCACCCAGGACGACGGCCACATCTTCTGCACCGAGGACCAGTTGCAGGACGAATGCGCGGCCTTCACGCGGCTGCTGCAGCGCGTGTACGCGGACTTCGGCTTCACCGAGATCCTCTACAAGGTCGCGACCCGTCCCGAAAAGCGGATCGGCGCCGACGAGGTCTGGGACAAGGCCGAAAAGGCCCTGATGGACAGCCTGGACCTGTCGCATTGCGAATACGAGGTCTCGGAGGGCGAGGGCGCCTTCTACGGGCCCAAGATCGAATACACCCTGAAGGACGCCATCGGCCGCCACTGGCAGTGCGGCACCATCCAGGTCGACTTTTCCATGCCGGCCCGGCTGGGCGCCGAATACGTCGACGCGCAGGACCAGCGGCGCACGCCCGTCATGCTGCACCGGGCGATCCTGGGCTCGCTGGAGCGCTTCATCGGCATGCTGATCGAGAACCACGCCGGCGCGCTGCCCGCCTGGCTGGCACCGCAGCACGCCGTTGTCTGCTGTATTTCCGAGAGCTCCGCCGACTATGCGGACGAGATCTCGAAAGCCCTTGTTAAACAAGGGTTTAGGGTGTTTTCCGATTTGCGTGGTGAAAAGATCACCCGTAAAATCCGAGAGCACAGCCTGCAAAAGATTCCGTATATCCTGGTCGTGGGCGACAAGGAACGCGAATCCGGCGCCGTCGCCGTGCGGGGCCGGGGCAAGCTCGATCTGGGCGTGATGCCGGTCGCCGACTTCTCGGCGCGCCTGCGGCACGAAATCGAAACCCGCTACCAGGGGGGCGAGTCGGGCCAGGCCTGA